AATAGCCTAGAGCCGAAGGATCTAATCAACATAGATAACCTAAAGCAAGCGTTGGATTTACTAAAGCAGATTCCTATGGGTGTCGGCACAACATCTCTAGGTGCACCTTCTATGCCTAGCAGCTTAAACCCTATCGCTGGTGCAGGTGGCGTTAGAGCACCTAGAGCCTTTACCACACCTGAGTTAAACTACTTAGATCGTGCTGGAGATTACCTCTACGAAGGTTCACCTCTACAAGCCATGTTCGCAGCAGGTAACTCTGGCTCTTCTAGCACACCTATCAACATTACTGTGAACACAGGCATTGGAGATCCTAACGCTATTGCTGAAGCTATCGACCAGGTACTTGTAGATGCAGTACAGCGTGGCACTTTGAGAGGTACATTCGTAACCTCATGACATGGCTTCCAGAATGGCGCGTAACAGTAGGTGATGATGTCTATACAACTGTCACCTCTGTTTCCTATGCTTCTGGTCGCTTAGACATTGATCGCCAACCTACGGCAGGTTACTGCCAAGTAACAATAGTCAATACAGATAACACACCTTTTACCATTAATGTCACAGAGCCAATCCTTTTAGAGCTCAAGAACTCATCGGGCACTTATGTCACCGTATTCGGTGGAGAAGTATCAGACTTTAACATTGGTGTGAGAAGCCCAGAAGAAGTAGGTTTTATTACTACTGGCACTATCTTGGGCATTGGCTCACTTGCCAGACTTACAAAGGCTATCTATAACACAGCCCTTGCAGAAGGCTTAGATGGCGCACAGATCGCAGAGATTCTAGGCGGTGCGCTGAACTTGACATGGGCAGAGGTCACACCGACTGTTACCTGGGATACCTATCCGCCTACTGTTACTTGGGCAGATGCAGAGTCCTACATCGGCACGATTGATTCAGGCTTCTACACGATGATTGCTCTAGCAGCTAACGCTTCTGCTAAGTCTCAGACATTGGCTGACCAGATTGCCAATAGCGCATTAGGTCAGATTTACGAGGAAAAGGACGGCGATGTTTCCTATGACGATGCAGACCACAGATCTAACTATCTTGCAGCAAACGGCTTTACTAACCTTGATGGCTCATATGCAACACCAAGCTCTATCACCGCAACAACTCAAGTTGCACGCATCCGTAACAGCCTTATCTATCGATACGCCACAGGATACGCCAGCACCTACAGTACCTCTGATACCGACTCCATAGCCTCATACGGGCTCTTTGAGCGGTCTGTTGACTCCAACATTAAGAACCTTGCAGACATCACCGATATTGCCTCTAGAGAACTTGCATTGCGTAAGACTCCACGCGGATCATTGGGTGCGATTACCTTCCGCCTGGATAACCCCGACATGCCGAGCGCAATGCTTGACAGCCTTATAGGGGTCTTTTTTGGTCAGCCTGTGCTTGTTACTAACCTACCTAGCAACTTGTTAGATGGTCAGTTTGATGGCTTTGTTGAGAATGTCGCTTTAAGAGCAACCCCTAGTTTTACTGAGATCACGCTTTACATCTCAGCTACAGATTTCTCACTATCTACTACTCAATGGGAAACAGTATTGCCTGCCTCACTCATTTGGACAGGCGTAAATGCTACACTTACATGGACTAACGCGACTGGAGCACTAACCTAATGGCAACTACCACACCCAATTTTGGCTGGAGCGTTCCTACCTCTAGCGACTTAGTAAAGAATGGCGCAACAGCCATTGAGACACTAGGCGATTCTATCGATGCATCTCTAGTCGATCTTAAAGGCGGCACGACTGGTCAGGTGCTCGCTAAGACATCTGCGACAGACATGGACTTTACTTGGTCTACTGCAGCAAGCGGTGGCATGACTTTACTTAGCACCACTACTCTTTCAGGTGCAAGCACAACTATCAGCTCTATTAGCCAAAGTTACAAATCTCTTAAGATGTTTATTTTTGGTATGACTAACGCAACAGCAGATGGTCTTTTCCGTATTGCAGTCAATGGAAATACTGGCGCACAAGCGGGCGTACAAATACAAAACATAAATAACACAGCTAGCGGACCATCAACCATTGGCGGTAATACTTATATCAACACAGTTACAGCCTTGGCAAGAGCCAATGACGATAATAGTTTGGTTTTAACGATTGACAATTATACCAATGTTGGATCTTTTAAGCCTTATTTATTAAACGGCTATATACGAGCTACAACTCCTGGCGATATGTATTTATTACAAAGTGGAGCTTATCAGGATCCTGCAGTCGCAATTACATCTTTAGTATTTTCTAATGCAGGTGGTAACTTTTCCACAGGTACAGTCCTACTTTACGGAGTCTCATAATGCCAAAGCCAACAGTAAGAATCCATAATAGCGAAACAGGCGAAATCATAGATCGTGAGATGACGGATGCCGAGTTTGAGCAATATGAAGCAGACAAAGCCACACAAACAAAAGCAGAAGCAGAAGCTGCAGTCAAGGCTGAGGCTAAGGCTGCACTCCTTGCTAAATTAGGCATTACTGCTGAAGAAGCGGCTTTGTTACTTGGATGAAGCCTCAATTAAGTAAAGCTGCTAAGCAACTTCGCGAGCAGTTTGATGACACATTCCCAAGTCGTGACCGCGCATCGGATGGCTGGATCGGTGATACCCGACACGCAGCTCGCCCTAGCGATCATAATCCCGATGCTAATGGCTGGGTTCGTGCCATCGATGTCGATCGTGATGTCAGTGGTAAGTCCAAGCCAGACCTTATGCCAGATATTGCAGATCAGATTCGTCTCTTATGCAAGTCTAAAAAGGAACGCAGAATTACCTACATTATCTTTGATGGTCGAATTGCCTCAAGCAAAAAGGGTTGGGCATGGCGAGAGTACACAGGGGCTAACAAACACAACCACCACTGTCACATCTCGTTTGCGAAAGAAGCTGACAATGATGGGGCTTTTTTTCAGATACCTATGTTAGGAGCAAGTAATGAATGAACTAAAGACAGCAGCAGGTTCATGGGCTAGAGCCTTTTTAGTAGCAGTTATCTCGATGGCAGCAGCAGGAGTCACAGACCCTAAGGCACTTATCGCAGCAGGTATTGCTTCTATCCTTCCACCTGTACTGCGCTACCTATCACCTAATGATCCTTCTATGGGCATTAAAAAGTGACACAAGCAGACTTCTTTCAGCTCTACATAGCCACACTCGTAACATTAGGTGGCTTGGCTGGCTTTGTTATTACACACCTTATGTCTGAGATTAAAAGACTTAACGGGCGTGTCGATGAGATTTATAACCTTCTCCTAGAGCGATAATTTTCCTATGGCAAGGAAACCTACTAAGCAGCTAGAGGAACAGGGCTACTCAAAGCTTGATGCCTACTGCATTGGGTTGCATGAGTATTGGAAATCATTACGCAAAGCAGGATTTACTGAAGGCATTGCGCTATTTATGATTACAGATGTTCCCTCTTATCCGCGTTGGATCTTGCCTGATCCAGTCGAGCCAGAGAAGTTTGGCGATTACGAAGATGAGGATGACGATTAAGCGAATAGTCGTAGTCTCGGACCTTCAGGTTCCGTACCATGACAGGGTTGCAACCCGTAACCTTGCTAGCTTTATATCTAAGTTTAAGCCAGACCAAGTAGTAACCATTGGCGATGAGATTGATCTACCCCAGATAAGCAAGTGGGAAGAAGGGCGCATGGGCAGTTATGCCCAGACTCTAGATGATGACCGCAACGAAGCTGTTCAGCTTCTCTGGGATTTAGGCGTAACAGACTGCATAAGGTCTAATCACACAGATCGCCTGTATAACATCATCATGGCTAAAGTGCCTGCATTCGGGGCATTGCCAGAGTTGCGCTTTGAGAAGTTTATGAAGTTCGACGAACTCGGTATTACCTTCCATAAGAACCCAATGCCTATTGCGCCTAATTGGATTGCAGTCCATGGAGACCACACACCCATCAAGCCACAAGGGGGCTTATCAGCCTTAGAAGCAGCCCGTAGGCATGGTAAAAATGTCATCTCAGGACATACACACAGAGCAGGGCGTTCTGCCTTCTCAGAGGCTTCTGGGGGTCGCATAGGGCGTGTCCTGCATGGTGTCGAGGTAGGTAATCTTATGGACTTTAAGCAGGCTGCGTACACTAAGGGCGTGGCTAACTGGCAGCAGGCTTTCGCCATCATCTATGTAAACAAGGCTAAAGTCCAAGTAGATCTAATCAACATCGAGAAGGACGGCACCTTCATAGTAGCTGGAAAGTCCTACGGCAGACCCAGATAATCGTTATCAAGTCGTTACCTAAATGTGCTTGATTAGTCGGTCAGTTCTGTCACACTAATCTCGTAAGCCAGTCAAGGGCACTGGATACAGATAGGTAAAACAATGAGCTTTGAGATGCCGATTATAGTGCTGCTACTTGCAGCTAATGCTTTATGGTATTTAGTAGGTTGGGCTAAAGGCTTTAACGAAGGCAAGCGTGAAGGCTTGATCGTAGCCAAGTCATTTCAGCGAGTGACAACAGATGCGCGCTAATGAAATCCTACTCACAGCCACCGACACAATCCGCGATCGTGGGCTATCGTATGGTCACCCTGCGGATAACCTGCAACACACAGCGATGCTCCTTAGTGCATACCTACAAACACCGATCCATGATTATCAAGTGGCAGGGATCATGGTGCTTGTTAAACTTGCAAGGACTAATCAGTCAGCCCAGCACATCGACAACTGGGTCGATCTATGCAGCTATGGCGCACTCGCAGGACAACTAGCAACCGAGGAGAACGATCTTTATGTTTAATTTAGCCGACTATGAACCAGTTGAGGTGAGACTTGAGAAGTTTATTAAGGACTATCCATCATTTCGTATTGCAACAGAGCTTGAAGTGGTCGAGGCAACTCGATACATTGTTAAGGCGTATCTATTTAAGGATGCTGGCGATGGCGTTGCGTGGGCAACGGGATACGCTGAGGAGACAGTTTCTAGTCGCGGTGTTAATCAGACTTCAGCATTGGAGAATTGCGAGACTTCGGCAATCGGCAGAGCACTTGCAAATGCAGGTTATGCGCCTAAAGGAAAGAGACCAAGCCGAGAAGAGATGACTAAGGTCGTTGCTACAAAAGTAGCAAAGCCACCTGTCCAAGAGGTTAAGGCAGACGATCAGGACTATTGGACTACACCTGTCAATGAGTACAAAGGCGTAGTAGATGCACCTGTAACACTTGAGAAGGCTATTGAGAATGTAGCTGCAATCATGGGAACTGGTGAAGCAGTAGAAGCACCTTCATGCGAGCATGGGCACATGATATGGCGCGAAGGTGAAAAGAACGGCAAGGCATGGGGTGGCTACTTCTGTGGTTATGCAACGCGCATAGGAGAAGCTAAGTGCCCTACAAAGTGGTACACACTCAATTCACAAGGCAAGTTTGAGCCACAGAAGGCGAGAGTATAAATGGGCTATATTGAGGTATATAACATAGACAAAGATGGCGAATGGACTGATCTAAATGATATTCCATTTATCACTACAATTAACTGCCAATTATGCAATGAGCCGACAGAAGCTCATGACATTATTATCCCAGCCGTTATCCAGGACGGAATACTAACGGCAGGCACATGGCAGTGCAGGAAGTGCAAGGCAGTCAATGGATGACAAAGAGAAGCTTCTAATCTTCCTAGTGCTGTTCCTGTTTATTGGTGGCATAGCGCTTGGATACATGTCACATGGCTGAATTTAACTTTGATGAGATTTATAGATCTCCAGTAGATCGACATGTGTATAGTTTTAGCGGCTATGGTGGAGTAGAGAATTGCTCAGACTGCGATGCTTTTACACAGGTCAATGAATATGATCGAATCCATGACGGTGCTGTTCTATTCTTCTGCAATAGATGCGAGAACAAACATCATCTATGACACAGCATAGGAAACACAGAGGTTTCCGCACAGAGCGCGTAGTAGCTGAGTACCTATCGACTTGGTGGCATGGCGCATGTGTGGGAAGGGGTAGTGGCAAGGACATTGTTAATGTGCCTTTTGATGTGGAAGTCAAAGCAAGATCTGGCTTCCAACCTTTAGCGTACATAAAGCAATTAAAAGCTCGAACCGACATATCGGGGGAATTGGGGTTCGGGGTAATACGATTAAACGGACAGGGTGAAGATGCGCGTGAGTATGCCGCCATCATCCGTTTAGAGGATCTCTTGCCACTACTCATATTAAGATATGGTCACATAGACAAAGAACCCACTGAAGCAGACATAGACCGATGCTCTGGATGTGGGTCATACATGATAAGGAAGTGCTTAACTTGCCAGCCTATGACTACAAATGCACCAGATGCAATCTTAATCAAGAGATCAATCATGGATGGCACAATAGACCAGTAGTGTTATGTAACTACTGTAACGAGCCAATGGTTAAGGTCATAGGGGCTGCAGCTACTCACTTCAAGGGCAAAGGCTTTTACTCAACAGATAAATAGTTATCCACAGAAGTTATCCACAGGGTCTAACAAAGGAGTTAATCCAATGCGAAACACCGCTCTGAGCAGGACTTATACAAATAGATTTGACATCGATGGTACGCTAACGGCGCAGAGCCTCTCAAAGGCTCACCGCGAGCCCCTTCGGGGCGTAGCTCGCGGGGTGCTAGTAGCTATTGGGATAGCTCTATGCTTTATGCCTGAAGCAGGTGGATCTAAACCAATGCAATATGTTACTTATAAAGAATATGCTTTACATTTATTACATTATGATTATGAACAATACAAATGCTTAGCCATACTCTATGGTAAAGAATCAGCCTGGAATCCTAAAGCTGTTAATGGATCACACTATGGAATACCACAAGGTAAGAGTGAGTGGCTTAAAGACCAAGACGGCTATAGTCAAGTACGATGGGGCTTAGCATATATAGAACATAGATACTCTAATCCATGCAAAGCATTAGATCATTGGAAGGCAAAGAATTGGCACTAGATAAGTTAAACAGCAGACGATACCGCGAGCAACGCGAACGCGTGTTCATGCGTGATGGTAGAAGCTGCCAGTTGTGTGGCACAGATGAAGGTGAGATGCATATCGATCACATCATTCCACGCAAGGTAGGTGGAGACCATAGTCTTGATAATCTTCGTGTTTTGTGTAAGTCATGCAACTTACGCAAGGGTGCGCTTAATGAAGGTGTTTTTTTAGCACGGACGGCTACCCCCCCTGTCTTTCTTGGCAATATCTCCCCGATGCAGTCCGAACCGATGCTGGACAGTCCGTTTAAGACCCGACCCAGTCCGAGTCAATGACAGATAAACCCAAACGCTCCAAAGCCCTACGAGGGGCAACCAAGCCAAGGCTCCACAGTCCACTTCTTAAGGGCGAAAACAAGCTGCAAGATGTAAAAGACCTTTGCGCTATCGTCAAGATGGATTTAATGCCGTGGCAAGAGTGGGTGCTCAAAGATATGCTCACCGTGGACAAAAAAGGCATGTGGATTCGTAAGACAAACCTCATTCTCGTAGCACGGCAGAACGGCAAGACTCATTTAGCGCGTATGTTGATATTGGCACACTTGATTAAGTGGAATACCAATGTCCTTATCATGAGCTCTAACAGAAGCATGGCACTAGACACCTTC